ACTAGCACAATCACAGACATTATCAATGGCAATTCTGTACTGCCTGACGCATGGTTCAGTGAACAGATGCAATTGGCAACTAACAGCATTTTGGCTGCTAGAACTGAATTGAAGTTTACCGATCAAGGAATCATCGCTATTGACACAACTGACCATAACAAGATGGTTATTTTGAACTCTGCCGGGATCGGCGTATCTACCGATGGCGGTCAAACATTTAAAACAGCGATTACGGCCGAAAGCATTAATGGACAAAACATCAACATCAAAAACATTAACGCTGCTAATATTGTCGCCGGAGTTATCAACGGTATCACTTACAACACAGTTGATGATTCCAATAAATTCAGAATTACGTTGCAAGAAGGCAATATGGAATATTTCAATGATGGCGATTCTATGGGGGGGATATATGCTACTAACGATGCAGCCACCAAAAAAGTTACCGGTTTTGCAATTTGGAACTCTCCTGGTTATATATTCAGTATTAACCAATCTAATGAAGACCAATCACTGTCGCGAGCTGTATTTAAGATACCAAAAACATCAACAATGGATAGCCCTTTATATGATTTATACGGATATGCGACAAGTGACTTAGCCACCAAAGAAAGCTTGTATTCAGCTAAAGATTTTTACACCGATGGCAACATAGTTAGTCAAAAAAGTGATGCTTTTTGGATTAAAAACTCTAGCCAAGTCATTATTAGCGGAGACGGTGGTAAAGGAAACCAATTAAACGTTTATGGCGATCATGTGGATGTTTTAGGTAACTTTACTGTGTATAATGGTACTAAGAACGCAGCCAGTGTTACACGTGACGGTGTGCGTGCTACGCCTGCGTATGAAATGGCTGAAAGTTGGTTCGGAGATATGGGCGAATCAACTACCGATGGTAATTGTGAAATTGCTGTGCCGATTGATCCAATATTCGGTGACATTGTAAACACTAGCATTAAGTATCAAGTGTTTTTGCAGAGCTATAGTAAAGCACATGTTTGGGTCAAAACACGTAACGAAGATGGGTTCGTTGTAAAATCTGACAAGCCTAATGCTGATTTTGCATGGGAATTAAAGGCCAAGCGACGTGGATATGAAAATGAACGGTTAGTTAAAACTAATATGACATTATCAGACGTGAAGAAGATTGAAGAAGAAAATGGTACAATGAGTTATAGTAATAATACGACATATAAAGGTGGTAATGTAGATGAAAATTAGAATTTGTAATATTTTATATGTTCAAAAATAACGCCGCGAATTAATTTTATTGATCATCGGGATATATTAATTTTTAGGAGTGATAAATTTGGAACTAGATCAATTTAAAGATGTTTATTTAGTGATTGATAGAGCGAATGATAGTTTTGTACAGAAACAGTTCGTTTCTCAAGGTGATTATAAAGGCCGCACACTTACTGTTCAAGTTACTAATAATGGGAGTGTAGGCGAAGTTCCTGGTCTTAATTTAAACCTTAATTGGCATAATGAAGCAAGCGGACTAACTGATCTGACTGCTTTTGATGTTTTAGACAAAGCAAATAGTATTTTTCGAATCGAATACCCACAAAATATGATGACACCGGGTAAGGTATATGCAAGTATTCAGGTTATCAAAGATGGGAAAGTAACGAATTTACAACAATTTGAGTTGATAGTTCAAAAATTGGCGGGACAACCTGTAGGGATTCCAGAAAAGGCAGAATTTAGTGCATTAGTCGCAGTATTAGCTGATGCAAATAAATTCAGAGCAGATATTGATAAAAAAGCAGATAAGACATTTGTTACCGCGCAGTTGGCAGATAAGGCGAGTACAGCAGCGTTAAATGTCGAAAAAACACGGATTGACAGCTTTACAACGCTTGCTGCCGGAAGCACAACAGGCGATGCAGAATTGATTGACGCGCGTATTGGTGCAGATGGGGTTACTTATGCCAATGCAGGTGCGTCCGTGCGGGGGCAGATTAATAACCTCAATAACACCATCGACAACATGACCGATGATATTACAAGTCTGGCTGACACGGTTACTACTTATAAAAACGTTGAAGATTTATCGGAAATTACAGGCGTATTAACTACTGGCGTTTACGCAATGGCTTCTGGCGTTGGTGATACCGTACACATCAACGCAGACGCAACTAAACACATGTTGAAGGTTGATGTTACTGGTAACGATTATATGAAAGTCTACTGTTCGCTTTATACGAACGCCTACTCGGAGGGTTATATTGTAACGGACGCGACTGGTAATGTCTTAATCACATATTACGACAACGCTTTGACAAGTTGGTATGATGGTTATAAATATCTGACTATACCGCCTAACGGTAAATTTATGTATATAAATGGACGTATTGAAAAATTGACCCCACGATCTTGGAGCGCATCTAGTCATAGGGAGTACAAGGGGCTTGTGACACCAATCGTACACGACGACATCCGCAACAAAATTCTTCAGAAAAATGCAAAAGTTGTTTTAAATTTTGGTGAGATTGCATCGGATGCTTCCTTTACCCATTCAGACGAAAAACATAGATATGGTGAGGGATCGCTTGTTCCAAGTGCTTTTACAGATATTTACCGAGATAGCAGGATCACCTTAAACACCGCTTTCACTGCTCAATCAAGCAAAAAATACCAGATATGGTTTTATGTTGACCGCAAAGACATTCCATCTATCTCAGGTCTCCGTGTTTGTTTTTACAATGGTACAACTGTTGTATTAGACACCACGGTGAAGCCGATTGACTTTGGTGCGGTGCACGGTTGGAACTGTTATGAAATCGGTACACCAAATGCAGACACGCCTATCACAAGCGTTGAAGTAACCACGAGAATGAACACCGACACAATCGTTCCGATTTACATTGACAGTATCACAACGGACAGAAAGCTAAAACCGTTTATCTTTTATTGTACAGATAACGGCACAAGAAACGTGTATGATACCATTTATCCTATAACAAGCGCCAATGGATTAGTGGGGTGTACATCAATAGCAGGTACAACGGATATGACGACAGGCGAAATTGCGACTCTGAAAGATAATGGTTGGGATTTTGGAGTTTACGCTTTTGACAACTATGGAAGTGTAACCACAGAGGGAACTTTTAATGCGTATGTGAGTGATTGGCTCAACTTCGATTTTATCAAAAATGGAATCGCAAAAATTATCCACAGTTTTGATTTAAAAGCAATTCCTTTTCCATCTGCTTATTTTTGCCGCCATAACTACTCCACTCCGGTTTTGCGAAAAGCCGTAAAAGACAACGGTATTGATTTGATGCGATGCTCGGGAACGGCATCAAATATGATAAACGCATTTACGGTTACGGATATGGAAATACCTGTAATTGGTCTTGTAGATACAAATCTAGACACCGTAAAAGCAATGGTGGATAAAGCTATTGCAAATGGCTCAGGAATATGTGTGTTTACGCACCAAGTAGTAACTACCGCAGATGTAACAGGATTAAACACGCTGAACACTATTTTCTCGGATTTTTGCGGTTATGTTAAAACGCATATTGATTCTGGCGAACTTGAATCCGTCAACGCAAAGCAGATGATTGATCTGTTTACAGGAGCCGATATCAGTACGGTTGACGTTCACGCAATGCAGTATAAATTAAGTAACATCTAGCAGAACCAAACTATGGACTGACGATATGGTTGATCAAGCTGTCAATTTCAAGGTAATTACGGCTGACCAGTATAAAGAAATTACAGGCGAGAATTATGTTTCCGCTTAGGAAGTGAATATTAATGTTTAAAAATTTAGCCAAACACAGGTTTTGGTTCTGGAAAGCATTAGAAACATATGGGATTGGTGCATTGTTTATTATCCGACAAAACACAATTTCATTTTATCCACCAAGGCCATCGCTATTAATGTATTTCGATGATCCGCCATTTATATTTTTAATGGGGATCGTTGGAACATTTACAATTGTCTATGCACTGTGGGATATAAATAATTTAGCCTACAAATCAATCATGACAGGATTACTAACATTTGTGTGGTTATTGTTCTTCATAGTGTTTATGCTGTGGGATTGGGAGCAGGGGATTGTTGTCGGATTTGAAAGTATGTATGCCGCATTCGTGTTGGCATCAATTATTAATGAAATCGTGGTGAGGGGCTGACATAATTGAGCGACGCTGTTATTACCGCATTAATCACAACGGCTGGATCGATTGCAGTAGCTTTTCTTACCGCATACTACGGTGCCAAGCGTCCCGATCACAGTGAAGAAGATTTAAAGCGGGCAATTGAAAATTTGAAGAAACAGAACGATGAATTAAGAAAGCAGGATGAAAAACATGAATAACATTTCAGAATTAATCGTAGCCATTTCAACGGCACTAATTCCGATTGTATTCGCATGGATTGGGAAGGTTTTAGCTAACAATAAGCAGGCTTTATCATTACTAAATGCTTTGACACCATTGGCTGAAGCAGCTGTTACGGCTGCAGCACAGTTGGGTGTTGATAAATATTTATCTGGTGAAGCTAAGAAGTCAAAAGCAGTTCAGTATGTGATT